TTCCGCCATCAGTGTTGCGCGAACGAATGCCATCGGTGGGGATGCGGTACGGCTTGCCGTCTTCCTCAAGGCCCTGGTCATCTTCAAGGCCGCTGAGCGCGTACTGCATGGCTGATTGCAGGTAGTCTTTCGCCAGCTTCTTAGCTCGTGCGGTCATTGCCCAGCCTCCGGCACTCTCGCCGCGCTTGGGTTTCAGTTCTAGCTCGAACCATCCAAGCGCGGCATTGATCTCGTTAAATCGTCCGGCTGAGCCGAACATAGCTGCCTTGGGTCGCCAGTGAATCGGCGTCAGGCCATCACGCCCTGAATTGTGGGTCATGCGCCCCGCCATCATTGCCCACAGTATTGCTGCGGTGTGGATCTGCTCTATCTCTGCCAGCTTGGCGAAGGTATTGCAGCCCTGAGCTATGAACTTGCGGAACGCTCTCGGCTGATACCCAAGCCCTGAGCTTTTTGGATTCGTCTTTCTGGCTTTGGTTGCCATTCATTCCTTCTCGCTGTTCTGCGAGATTCAGACTGGCGGCGGCTGATACTGGATAGGCAACCACTGTACGGGCTGCCTGTTTTCCTCTAGTATCACTTCCGTCGAATATGAATCTCACTTCGCTGGTGGTGATTCTTGAAGCCCGCTGCCCTGCCAGGCATTGCGGGCTTTTTCGTGTCCGCTCGAAGGCGGCTTTCGCAATCCTACCCCTGCCCCTTGTGCTTGTCACGTTTCGCTATCCCCAACATCTAGTGCTGTCAAAAGGTCAGCAAACGACTTTGCAGGACCGGACGGGGGTTGCGCGCCCCCCTTAACTTCCACATGCGGTGGAAGTTGCGGCTTGTGCTCGATCAGGCGCAGCTCAGCACGCAGCCCGGCCACCTCTTCACGCAGCAGGCGCAGTTCATCCAGGAGCGCGGCCATAGGCTCGGCAGAGGGTGTGCCATCGGGTGTGTCAGCTTGTGCCACCTCTGGCACAGTCTCCCGTGCCAAGCCACGCAGAGGGCCATAGGCGCGGATCAGCTCGGACGTTTCCAGCTCCCGGCGCCCATCATCACGGACGCGGTAAGAAACGCGGCCTGCATCCATATCGCGGTACAGGCTGCGGCGGCTTCGTCCGGTCAATTTGGTGGCTTGCGCCAGGGTGTGCCACATGGCTAAGGCTCCGGTGTGCCAGGGTGTGCCAAGTCGCGGATCTTCATCACGGTAGTGGTTGAGCATCCGGCGTGCCGTGCGGTGGCTCGAATCCCCAGGCCGGCGGCCAGCAGCTCGCGGACACGCTTGTGTAGATCCACGTCCACCGGGCGCCCCTTGTAGCGGCCTTCCTCCTTCGCCTTTTCGATGCCTTGCGCCTGCCGTTCCCGGCGCTGTTCGTAGTCCTTGCGGGCGATGGCGGCCATCATGTCTACCAGCATTCCGTTGATAGCGGCCAACATCCGCCCGGTGAACTCGTCGGCGGTGCTGGTCATGCCCTGGTAACTGGTCGGCAGGTCGAGCGCGACGATGCGCAGCCCCTTCTCAGCAATAGCCGTTTTCAACCGTGACCAGTCATCGGCGGGCAGGCGGGACAGGCGGTCGATTGATTCCACCAGCAGCACGTCACCGGGCAGGGCATCACGCAGCAGGCGCAGCAGTTCAGGACGCTCTGTAAGCGCGCCTGATGCGTTTTCGGCGTAGGTGGCTGCTATCGGGTGGCCGTGGTCGTCAGCGAAGCGCCTGAGCGATTCTAGCGGCCTTCTGGCGTCCTGTTCGGCGGTCGAGGCTCGAAGGTATGCGCGAATCAGCATCGTGTCACTTTGGGTCGTGTTTGTAAGGTGTCGCACTTTGCACGCTTCCCGGCCAGGTGAACAGGTGGCCGCGTGGCGTATCAGTTTCGGTATACCCAAAAGAAAAGCCCGCCAGCGCAAAGCATGACGGGCCTTTCCCCCAATCCAGACTCACTCTGGTCAGGATCTAGCGCAGCCTCTCGCCGGCTAGATGGTGTTGGCTGTCGCCGGCCCCGGAGAATCGCTAAGGAAATAGGCCGCACAGCATGACGGGGTTTTGCTGAATCGAGGCACTGCCCGTCTAATCCTCGTCCTGGTTATCCCCTTGGGGCCGTCCAGGCTACGGACGAAAAACTATTTGATGGTCGTGACCTCGCAAAGCAGGGTCATCTCGGACATATCGTTGTTCGGCAGGATGGCTTTCACGTTGTACTGCTTGCCGTGGTAGATCAGCCGCCACTCGGTCGTCAGGTCGGCCCGGTACGGGATCGTTACCTTCACGCTGAGCAGGGTCTGCAACTGAGCGGCAGCAAAGTATTCATCGCCCGACACGCTATCGACTGCGGCCCATTCGGTGGCGATGGTTGACCAGCCTTCTTGCCAGCCCCCCATACCATCCGAAACACGGGTCAGCTTTTGGAGTTCCATCGGGTGGCGGCGGCGTCCAATTCTCATCACAGCACCGCCATAGAACGATAGGGGGCCAGCAGCAGCGTATAAGCCGTGCCTTCGTACAGGATGCGGTCGGCTTGGCGCTCGCGGTTGATGTACAGGTCAGCGGTGAGCAGCAGGACGGCGGCTTGAATGGGTTCCGGCATCGGGTCTGGCAGATCGTCGCCCAGGTATTCCTCGACGTGCCGGGTCGCAGCGTCCAGGTACAACTGAATCAGCCCGTCTTCCAGGGCGTGCATGACGCGCAGATGCTGCTTGGCTTCGGTCACGGTAATCATACGAAAAACACCTCGGTATCAATTTCAATGGGGGCGGCTGCGGCTTGGGCGGCGCCCATTGCCATTGCTAGGGCTTGCAGGCCGTCGATTCGGCCAGTGCGGCGGGACTTGTCCAGCTTCCTGTTGCCGGCCGGGTCTTTGGTGGCGACGGCATTGGCGGCGCACATACTCAGCACCGGGTGGTTGCCGTGTGCGATGCGTCCGTTCAGCAGCTCGGCTTCCAGGGCGTCGAGTGCCGGGGCCATGGATTGGAATCCTTGCCCGAACGGCACTAGCGGCAGCTCGATACCGATGCGCTCGAACTCTTTCTTGAGCACGTCCATACGCCAGCGGTCGAAGGCGATCGACTGAATATCGAGGCCGTCCAGGATCTCCACCATATCGAGCGCCACGGCTTCATAGTCCACCGTCGCGCCGGGTGTCGTGCGCAGATAGCCTTCAGCAGCCCACTGGTCATACGGGGCGCGATCCTTCTTGGCGCGGTCGAATAGACCTTGCTCGGGCGTCCAGAAGAACGGGCGAACCTGCCACACGCCAGCGGCCTTGCCGATCAGCACAAGGGCCGTCAGGTCAGTGCGGGCGGACAGATCGAGGCCGGCATACACAGGCCCGTCGAACGGCTCAGGTTCGGTGCCACAGGCTGCCCACACGTCAGGCGATATGAACGGGCTGTCGAGGCTCACGCGCTGGTTTAACAGCAGGTTGCGGACGGTGTTGCTCATGGACGGCATTCGGGCGGCTTGGGTCATCTGCTCGCGTAGATCGTCCTCGGAGCGGAACAGGCCCAGCGCCGGGTTGGCTGCTTTCCACGCCTCAACGTCTAGCAGGTCGCAGCCCTTCGGCGCGGTGTACAGGTGGCAGACGATGCGCGGATCTTTCGAGCGTTTGGCGTCGTCCAGTTGGATCGAAAGCCAATCCGCGTCGGATGCCGCTTGCGTGCTGATGATGATTTGCAGCGGGTTGGCGTGCGCTCCAGATGCGGTCAGCAGGGCGTCGATAAAATCAGACTGCGGCCCGCGTACCTGCCCCCATTCGTCCCCAACCACGAGCACAGGTGACAGGCCGTGCGCCGTCTTGCCGTCTGCGGCCAGGGCGCGAAACTCAGTATTCAGCGGCAGGCCGATCAGGCGCTTACCACTCGGCACGATGCGGACGATCTTCGACAAGGCCGGCGACTGCATGACCATCTTGGACGCCAGGTTGAACACTAGCGCGGCCTGGTCGCGGCTCATGGCTCCGCTGACGATGCTCGAATTCTGCTTGGCTTCCGGCCCGACCAGATGGGCGAGGATCAGGCCGGCAGTCAGCCCGGATTTTCCGCACTTCCTCGCTATGCTCAAGATGGCGCGGCGGGTGCCGGCTGGGTTGTCGTACACGTCGCGGATGAACTGCTTTTGAAACTCAGCCAGTACCAGCGGCTTGCCCACGTCGGCACCTTCCGGCACTACCAGATACTTTTCGCAGAACTGGATGATCTTCTCGGCGCGGCTTAAATCCCTCGGATTCGGGGTATTTAAATGTGAGCCAGGATCACTTCTAACCGCGCTCATTGCATCGTCGCCAAGGTGGGGATCAGGTCATCGTCGAGCTGAGCGCGGGCATCACGCTCCAGGGCGGCGGCCTTGGGTAGCGTCTCGGACTTGCCGACGGTGGTGATCGTGTCCACCTTGAGCTGCCGGCCAGTTGCCAGGGCGCGGCGGCTCATCTTGTCCAGCAGGTCGCAGGCCGGGTTCGGCTTGCCGTCCACCAGCAGCCCGTCACGGTCGATGGCATCTTGCAGCGCCTCGATATCGGCATAGGCGCGGGCCAGGCTCCCGGCGAGGATCAGGTCAGCATCCGTCCAGGTGTCACGCGGGCGAGCGGTTACGATGGCGTCCCAGAACGGCCTAGCCTGCTCGCTCACACGCACGAACGCAGGCGGCGCTATAGGCCCAAGCGCAACGGCCTGAGCGGCTGCTACGGCGGCTTTGGCGCTGTCTGAGCGGGGTCTGCGAGCGGTCACCTTCATGGCTGCTGGTTTTCCGGGCGATTAGCGTTGAAAGAGCAGGGACCGAGCGGTGTTGCCTGCGCCGGTTGCTGGTGATTTTTGTTCTCGATTCCACGGATGATTCGGGTCGAGCGGATTGCCTTTCACGTCGCAGCCCCACGTCACGGACTTACCCATACTCGCGGCTGTCTTGAGCGAGTGGCATTCGTGGCAGAGCGCGGCCAGATTCTCCCGGCTGTTGTCGTCGGTGAAGTCCTCGCGGCTGTCCACGATGTGGTCAACGTCAGTGGCAGGCACTACCAGACCACGCGCTGTACACATACGGCACAGCGGTTCCTCAGCGAGTACCTGAGCGCGCAGACGCTTCCAGGCGGCGCTGTTAAGACTTAACGTCCTACGCTTCTTCACGCGCCACCTCGTTAACTGGCTTGTTAACTTCGTCCAGTCCTTCGATGCTCGGAAGGTTCTCGATGCGGCGGACCTCAGACCGGAGCATCCAGCCGTCCTCGATGCCGCGCTGATAGAAGTTGGCGCGGGCCAGGCTGTCGCCACGCAGCAGACCTTCCACGTTGTGTTCAACGAAGAAGGCAGGCGAGTTGATACAGGCGCGATTCACTGCCTGTTCCCACATGACCAGATGGCGGCGCAGGGTGTTGGTGACGAAGAAGCGGGCGAGCTCGACAACGTTGCTGTAGTTGGCCGCTTCCATATCGCCAATCATCACGGGCGGTACGCGGAACAGGCGGGCAGTCTCGACGATGGACAGGCGCCGGGCTTCAATCCACTCGGCATCCTCTAGCGTCATGCTCACGGTCTTGAACGTCGCGCCTTGTGGCAGTACGGCGGTCTTGCCGTGGTTGCTCACACCGGATTGACCAGCAGCCCAGCTTTCGCGGATCTGCCCGGCCTGCTCTTTCGTGGTGCCAGGTGCTGTCTCGATAACGCCGCTGAGCTTGGTGCCCTGCTCGAACATCTTGGCGCCGTGGGTACGCTCTGCCAGGGCTAGGCCGATGGTGTCGCGGGCTACCTGAATCGGCGAGCGGCCCAGGATGCCGTCGTCGGAGTGATAGCGCAGGTGCAGGACTTCATCGGCCAGCAGGCGGCGCTGGTTGCCCTTTCCGTCCACGTGGTCATAGACCAGATTTCCCAGGCTCGAACGCAGCACAGTCACGCTATCGGGATGCATCGGCAGCAGGGCTTTCACTGAGCCGTTCGGGTTCCACACGATTTCCGCATAGGCGTTACCACGCAGCAGGACGTGACGTTGCATCTGCTCGCGGAACTCAAGTGCGGTCTGGTAGTTGTTCGGCGCATCGTGCAGCAGACGATAGAGCGGATGGGTTTTCGCCTTCTCGCGTCCGTTGTCGGTGTTGCGATACACGTCGAGCGGCAGACTGCCCACTGTCTCACTGATAGCAGCCACGCACGCATAGACGGCGCTGATACCTTCGGCGGTGGTGGTGTTCACGTCTACGCCAGCCACGCCAGGAAAGCCCGTCAGGCGGTCGTAATAGGTGTCATAAGCCGGGGTCGTCGGCTCGGGGCTGGATCGTTTGAACAGGCGCGGAAACTTCACTGGCAGGCCTCCAGATACAGACGGGCAAGGCGAATCGAGCGCGGCAGCTTCGACCGGACTTGAACACTCGTCGCGTCATAGGCCGGGTTGGCCGTGATGGTGATCTCGAATAGATCCACGTCTCGCAATTCGCGGACGGGCTTTGCGCCTTCGGCCCAGGTGTCGCGCACAGGTAGGAACCCGAACGAACAGCCGGCCACGTCGCCACGCTTCACCAGCTCGGCCAGATCGCGGCCCAAGGTGGTGTCGGGAAGGTCCAGCTCGAATGCCAGACCTTCGGAATCTTCTGTAAGTCGCAGAGTGCCGGAACCGAGGCGACCCAGCAGCGACTTGCCGTCGTGCTCGAAGATCGCCTTGATGTTTCCAGCAGAAGCGGCGGCAAGCGTCCGGGTGAAGGCACCGGGGCGGATGACTTCCACAAACTCGCCCAGGTCCGTCTCAGAGTTGAACCGAGCGGCATAGCCGGTCAGCTTGCGTCCGTCAGGCTTCAGCCCATTGCTTGCGCGCCGTTCCATTGCTTAGACCTCGGTCGCTACGACGAAGCCTTGCGGATGGCGCACGGCGGTATCGACGGTGGCCATAGCGCGGACCTGAATGCCGCCACGGCTGTAAGCGGGTTCGGCATACGGGTTGACCAGAATGTCCACCTCGCTCCAGACGCCAAGCATGACTTGGGAGAAGTCGCCCAGGATCAGCTTGCCGGCCGGGACGTTCTTGCTAGCAGCCAGGGCCAGGCCAGCCATCGCGCCGTTGTCGTACAGGAAACCGCTACCAGATCCGGCGACCTTCTCAGCAGCAGCCAGGGCGGTGCGGATGGCGGCAGTGGTGAGCCAGCGGCCGTTGCTGATATCCACGTCGTCGAGCATTTCCAGCATCGCCAGAACGCCGGCCCAAGTGGTCGGAACGTCGCCGGCAGCTTGGATGCCCACGGTATTCAGGATGCCCAGCGGCTGCCCAGCCAGACCGGAACCGTTGATGATCGCGGCGTCGATCTGCTTGGCGATCAAGAAGCTCAGATCCTCGCGCACCAATTGTTCAATGGCCGGGGCGCTCTGCTGAATGAGCTGGCGGGACATTTCAGATTTGCCACCGACGTGCTTCGGGGTCAGCGTGACCTGATCGAAAGACATTTCCGCTTCCGGCACGGCCTGGCCTTCAGTAACCCAGCCGGTTTCGAGGCCGCTGCCGAACTTCGGAACAGCGACGTTGCCACGCAGGCCGGTCATCACGCGCACGCCCATCTGGCGAGCCAGCAGAGCCTCACGCAGCGGGCCAATGTAGTCCTGAGCGCGGTGATCGGTGCCTACCAGTTCAGGCGCGGTCGCGGTGGTGTTGGCGCGCTTCTCAAGGCTGGCGAACGGCACGAACGCGCCCTCGGCTTTGCGGCCACTGCGGCGTTCAGCTTCGCGGGCATATTCAGCCTCGGCGCCGTCCAGGCTGCGGCCTTCCATCTGAGCGCGAATCACCTTGGTGACGCTCACGGAACCGGCCAGGCGGTCGAAGTCGGCAGAGGGTGCGCCAGATACCGGAGTGCCAGCAGCGCGGCGTTCAACGTCAGCCATGTACTCGGCACGCTCAACCTGAGCGGACAGGGCGCGCTCTTCGGTCTTGAGGGTGTCGAATTGCTTGGTTTCGTCGGCAGACAGATCGCGGCCTTCAGCGGCTGCGGCATCTACCAGGGTTTTCATGGCGGCGACCTTGGCGGAGCGCTGCTCGCGTAGGGCGGAAATCTTCATTCGTTGATACCTGTAAAGTTAGGTGATATGCAATCCTAGTTTACATGTATCACTAAACCGTATCAACAAGTGTTGACAAGGCACGGCGCGACGGTGTAGCGGTCATAAAAAACCCCGCACTTGGCGGGGTCTGGTGTCATTACTCGTGTTGCGGGATCTCGTGTCGCTTTGCCAGCGCTTCGGCTAGAAGGTCAAAGTGGTTTGCCCAGTCGTTCCCCAGATAGCAAGTCAGACCGGCTAGCGCCTTGGCGCGTGACAGGTTGTTGGCCTTTAGCGCGTGACTCGTCGCGGCCCCTAATGCCTCCATCCATTGTAGGATCTCGCGCGCCTGGGTGACGTTTTCGTATGCGTCGATTGGGCTAACTGCTGTTTCAACTGCTGCGTTCATTGCGGTCATCTGGTATCACTCCTTGAGCTGCGGCTGCGGTCCCTCCCCTGGTTCCGAACAGCCGCATGGTTTGCGTGGTTATCGTGTTGGCGATGTAGTTACTTGAGGCCGGCTGTCGGTCAGCTCAGAACCTCCACGCGCACAGCCCCAATCCCTACCAGGGCGGACAGATCGGCCAGCCGGAACGATGCCGGCAGGGTCAGGTTGCCCAGGATCTCCCCGGCCAGGTTGAACAGTTGAACGGTATACTTGGTTTGCATATCGGCGTGCCTCTCAGTGGTTGCCGGTGTGTAGCTGGCCTGGTGTTGGTAGCACCGGGTCAGCGCCTTCTTACTCGAACGTTTCCATCAGTTTCAGCAGCTCGCCGGCTCCAATGTCGCGGCCCTTGCCGTCCATATCTAGCCAGATGAAAGGGATGTGTCCGTTAATCTCGATGGTGACGCGCAGCTTCGGCTCATACAGCGGCCACTGGAATTCAACCCAGCCGGTTTTATCAGCGTCGGCGAATGCGTAACCCAGCCTTTCAAATGATCCTGTCATTGCTCTAGCTCCTCCCAATCGGCCAGCAGGTCGAGTTCCTTTTCGGCTTGGTCTACAAAGGTCGTTTTCATGTCGTCACCTCGAAATCCAATTCGGCGGCAATGCGCCCAATGGCATCCATGAACGGCAGCGTGGCGGCCAGCCGGTTAGCCAATACCGGGTGATCCGGATCAGTGTCCTCCAGAAACCTGTTGGCCAGCTCGTTAGCAGTAAGCCCTTGGCTGGATGCGTGGCGTGCCAATACATCCATAGCGTTGATGACGTCGAGAATGTGCTTTGGGATATCAGGCCCAGCTACGGCCTTGCCAGCGCGCTTTCCAGGCTTCACAGCAGTCGGGGTTTCCGCCACCACATCGACCGTTAGTTGACGTGTAACTGGCTGGCCAATGCTATCCAAGGCTTTGCGGATAATGTCGCTCACTGCGACTGATTCTCCGGTTTGCATACGCTGCTTGCGTGCCAGCTCCTCCAGCGCCTGTTTCTTACTCGCCGGAATGCGGACGCTGATACTTACGGTTTGGTCTGTCATTGCATGTCCTCATGTCTTACGGTCTTACTGTAATACATGTAATACAGAAGTGCAATGCCGGCACTACCCCGAAACGGGGGCGCGCTCCTGGTTGAAATCTGGCGAACTGGTGGCGGGCATTACTACGGATCTTTCGTAGTTGTCCGAATCGGACCTGTTGGTCTGTCTCAGTGAGACGTTTTGGTCTATCTGAGACGGTTGCCAGTGTGTAGGAATCGATACAGTGGCAGGTCTGATAGGCCACGAATCGGCAGAGCACTCCCCGGCATTTGGGCGAATCAAACTGGTTCGGAAAAAACACGTCGAGCGCCGCCCGGTCTCTCAGAGCCTTTAGGAGCATGGAAAGCATAAGAGCAAAGGCAATGGAGAACGGGAGGGTTGCTAGTATTAGCCACAGAGAATAGACAGGGGAATGCCTTACAGCCCTAGTGCCACGCGGGTTCCAGCCTCAAAACGCTAATGCGTACAGTAGAATGAAAAAAGGCCCCTTTTCGGAGCCTTCTTAGCGTGTCAGAGCTGGTCCACTTCCAGCGTCAATCGGTAGCCAGTCCTGGTCATAATCTCGCGCTCCAGGTGCTGAATGTCAGGCTCGCCGTGAATGGTCAGACCGTCATGCTGTAGGAGTGCCACGCGGCCTTTCAGAGCTTGCAGCATCGCCTCCAGGGCGCACGACTCCGCACCTTGCAGGATGTGGGCTAGCTTCTCGCGGGCATTGCCACGCAGACCAATCTCACGGCCAGCATCGTTGACCAGCACGCCGTTCTTTTTGGTGCGCGCTGCATAGTCCTCGATGATCGCCTTGCCGGCCCGGTTCACCTCGCGGAACAGGTGCAGGACCGGCTCAAACGTCCGCAGACGCTCCACGGCATCGCCACCAATACGCTCTTCAATGGCTGCCTTGTTCGCGTCAGGAGAGCGCGCCAGGGTGGCCCCGTAGATGGTCGCCAGCATCACGAACTTGGCGTCATCCACACTTATCCCGGCTGCGGCTGCGACTTGAGCGCGGAATGTTTTCTTGTTCGCCAGGTAGCGCTCAATGTGCGGCGTTGCGATGCCCAGGCGAGCGGCCATTTGTGCGACTAGCGACCAGTGGCAGTTCTCAATATCCACGTCATAGCAGCCAGCCAGGGCAGCTTTCCGCACTTCCCCGACACAGCGTTGCAGGTTAATCGGGCCTTCGGCGTACAGTCGGCCAGCGGGGCTTTCCCTGTAGGTTGTCGGAATGACGTAGCCAGGCGCACCGGATCGTTTAGCCAGGTCGAGCATGATGGATGCTTGATCGCGGGCCATACGGGCGCGGGTGTTGGCCTTTTCCGGGCCTGAATTTGGCCCCCGACCATCACGGATTGCCGACCACTTTTCATGCGCCCACTCGAAGCCACGCGGGCAAGGTTCGCCATCCAGCCAGGTTTGCGCCGCATGGTGGAACTCGTGCAGGTTGTCGCCCTCAATCTCGATGGCGGCTTGGATCTGTTTACGGGCGAAGCGAGACATTCCGCCATCAGTGTTGCGCGAACGAATGCCATCGGTGGGGATGCGGTACGGCTTGCCGTCTTCCTCAAGGCCCTGGTCATCTTCAAGGCCGCTGAGCGCGTGCTTGAGTTATT